CTTGAATTTCTCATTTATATTAGAGTCGCCATTTGTCAATAAGTAGATGTTTAATGTAGTTGGATAATATTTTGTTTTTGAAGTGACACGACTCACCTCTTCGTCAAATTGTAATTTCCTTTGTAATTCTTTTTCTTTTTCAATGTCTTCGTCATCATCTTCATAATATTGTCCTTTTATTAGAACCATTGTTTGTTTATACCTACTATATTATAAGTATATAATATTGTCATTGTGACAATATAAGTATATAATAATGTCACAATGACAATATTATATTTGCTGTTTTGCTGTTTTGCTGATTTGCTGTTTTGCTGACGCATATTACAACTTATTATAATTCATAAAATGGATAAACTTGCCTTGTCTTTCAATCTGGCTATTTTTTTCCGCCTTTTTAATGACTTCTAATGCGGCATTCAATTCTTTTTCAGTTACATGTCCTTCTTTTTGGTGTAACACTTCTCTCATACGATTAAAATGGTGTGGAAACAAACAAAACTTACTATCTTCATTCAAAAGATATTCAGTAAATATGAAAAAAAGAATTGTTATTGCCGATGATATAATAATATCACGCGTTCCAACAAAAAGAACCGCAAAAATCATAATCTCTCTCGCAATACCATTCCTTAATGCGTGTTCCTGTGTCTTACTAAATCCAAAATCAATATATTTGGAACTGATATTCAAAAACATCATCACAATCGCCAATAAGAACTTATTATCATTTATGGGTTTAGTAACTTCTGATAGTAGCATTTAATTACATAATGGTTAGAAAATAAATACTAATGAGTAATTTTAGTATTTTCAAAATTATATTCAATCACATTCAAACATAAGTTTGGATGTTTATAACATTCTCTAATTGCTTTTTTAATTATCGTTTTTCTATTTTCTTCATAATATTTTTGCTCATTTAGTTGTTGTTTAATTTCTTCAATTGTAAGTGTTTTATATCTTTCATCAAATTGATGAATGTTTTCATTATCATCTATTATATAATCTCTTATATTTTGTTTTATTTCCAATTTTTTTTTATTTTTATCATTTATTTCACCATTATCTATTAATTTTATTAAATTATCAATTTTATCTTTTACTTTATTTACAACAGCATCAACATGTTGTGGCACATTATCATTAATAAATTTTAATGCTTTTTCTGTGTATACATAATATGATATAAAAGCAATACCACTATTATCTTTTGCTATTGGTTCAGGTAAGGAACCTTCTATAAGATTCATCATAGCATATGTTTGACAAAATTGATTAGAACCCAATATTTGATACTCATCATATGGGTCAAAATTTTTAGAATCAACACCTGCTTTTCTACTTAACCAATGACTCCCTGTATAAGTAGCAACTGGTCTATTTGTTTTAGGAACTTTATTTATATCTTTGGTCTTACGTAAATCAACATTTGGAACCATTATTTCCCAAAGCACTGGATTACCCATAAAATCCGCTATAACCGTGAAATTATGATTCGTCCAATATTGTTCTTGACAAGCAAATGATGACATTTTTTTATTATATTTTTTTTTTAATTCTTTATCCTTAAAATCACAATTTCCAACAATAGCCCTATATTCTTCATATTCTTTTTTGGTAAATTGTTTATCTGCCATTTCCAACCATATTTCATAGTTACTTTTATTACTAACTGTTTTAGGTGTAAATAACTCTTCATTTTTTACAGGTTCTTTTCTTTTTCTCAAAGTCATAATTGATTTCACATTATTAGCAACTTTATTCAAAACAGAAGCAGGCGCAGGCGTATCCGTCATATTTTCATTTTCAGATATAGTCGGCATATTTGTAGAAGCCGTTCCTTTATTAACTGTTTTTCCTTTATAAACGGTTCCACCCTTCTTCATTTTTCTTGACTTGGTAGAATTACGCATCTTTTTCGTTATCTTCTTTTTACTTTTATTCTTTTTTAACATCTATATTATAATCACGTATTATTTCAATTTTTCATGGTATTTACAAAAACATACTTGCCTGTTTAGGTCTTAAATTCTCTTCATTATGTAATTGTTCTCCACCATCAGTTATTGTATAAGAACAAGTTTCATCACAAGGATTACACTCCATACCGTTAGTAAAATTCAAAGGATATTTTTTCTTAATGTCAGCCATCTTCATTTCTTTCCCCTTTTCATCCACAAACACTTGTGTAGATGAGCCGGGTTTCGTCTTACAATGGTTCTTTCTAAAATTCGCTGTGGATGGCACATTACTGAATGTAATACCACTCGCACTTGTTCCTTTTAAATCCGTCGCAGCACTTCCAATTGGTTTTCCAGGTGTATCTCCAATAATACTCGCGCCGGATATGGTATTCTCTAAAACATTTTGATTAAGAGTGTTCGTATCTGTATCAGACGATTCTAATAAATCTTTTGTCACGCTACCTCTACTCAGATTTTCCGGTTTAATGCCTTGTTGTCTTCTATTTTCCATACCTTCAAATAAATATAAGCTGGCATCTGTAAATACGACAATTACCATCGCAACAACAATACCAGCTTGTGTGCTATATAATGACGCTAAAACGAGAAGAATAAGTGATATTAAACGACCGATAAATGTATTCGTATAGCGGATAAGAATAACAGGCTGAATAATGAGAAGAAGAATAGCAATAATGATAATAATTAGTTCAACTTGTTTCATATATGTATATTTGATATATAATATTTTTTTTGTTTATCATACAATCATATAATCATATAATCACATAATCATATAATCACATAATCATACAATTATACAAAAATAATTACAGTCAGTAAGTAAATAATAATATATTCATTTTTTATAGGGGGAATGAGTTATTTAGCATTTAATGCAGCTCCAATACAAGATGAAAATACAAATAATAGTTCCAATGATAAAAAAAGAAACGCACGAAACAAGACATTAAAGAAATACAATACAAATGGGCGTGTTGCTGATATGATTAGCCAAATACACAAATCGTCGTTACTTAACGATGACGATAATGAAATGGGTGATTTTAATATGCCTCTTCCTATATCGGCTGGAAGTGAGCGAAAAGCCGAAACCGAAGTGAAGGCACAACATTCGGATGACAAGTCGCAAGGAAAATGGCAAGGCGCAAACGCATTCGCATCTGCGGCTTCTCCTTCATTCGCTCCATACCCATTACAATACACACAGCAACCACCTTTGCAAGAATATAAACGACCTTCTCAAACACATGGTAACGCTAACGCACATGGCGCTAACGATAACGAACATGGTAACGCTAACGGCGATGAACCTGTAAATATTGACGGATTTAAAAATTTAGAACATTCGTCTTCTTCACCTTCTCCTTTTATACAAAATGTGCCTTACTATAATCAGATGAGTTTAGGTGGTTCTGTTCCAAATCGTGACGAATTGCTTAACAAACTGAATTATATGATTCATATTTTAGAAGAACAACAAGACCAAAAAACCGGACATGTTACAGAAGAAGTTGTGTTGTATTCCTTTTTAGGCATATTTATTATTTTTGTTATTGATTCATTCGCACGAGCTGGAAAGTATGTTCGCTAATAAGGGGTGCTTACACCCCTTAGTCATTAAGGCAAAAAAATCTGTATGATTACAATAAACGCAAAATTGTAATTATACATCAAATACACTTACATTGCATACACTTACATCGCATAAACGAAAAAAATGCCAAGTAACCAGTAAAAAACTCAAATAAATCAACTATTATATCACTATCATCAAAGCCTAAATAAGAAAAATACAAATATTCAAATGTTTGATAAAGTATCATAATGAATATTATACTGTTATACTTGTATGATAACATTCCAAAAATGAAATGAAAAAACGAGTTATAACCATCTGTAAATATTCCACGCATTTTTACAAACACACATATATTCACATGACAAATTATATTTAGCAGCAGCGGCAAACTAACATAGTAAAAAACATTCATTAGGCATCATCGTTTTACAACCATAATTATATAAAAAATAGTTAAAACTATATTCACGCAGCACATTCGCATTAGCAACATACTGAAGAATATACGAATTATGGCTCGTATTATTAATTGTTATTTTTTGTATAGTATTATCTCTCTTATATATTTGGCATAACGCTTGATAAAACCCGATTACAAATATAGTCGGCGCGATTATTCTATAATTATATATTGACCCAATACACATGGTATCACGGAATACATAAACCGAAACAAGTTCTTTATTCTGTATAATACCGTATATATAGAAATTTTCGTTTGTAAGTAAATGTTGAATAGATGATAGTTCTGGTAATATCACACAACTGAATGAATTATTTTGATGTATAAAATGTGTAAATAGAGAGATATTCTTTTTTGTAATCTCAATCAATGAAACAGAGCCAATCGGAAATGGTATAAATTTAAAATGCGACATATCATATTCGCGAATAATACATGTGGTTAGAGGGACGATTGCGCCCGCACCTGCTACTTCGCCAGCAGCAGCATCATCAAATAAAAATGTAACTACCTTACGCTGATAACGGCTTACATTATAAAAGTTTGTCGCAATTATCTCTTCTTCTATACCTTTTACATGACTACCTTTTACATGACTACCTTTTACACGACTTTTAAGGTTACTAACATAATATAACGGAAATGTCTTTATACCTTTCATTGTGATATGAAGTATTCTGGCGGTTATCACCGATATATATTCATCCACATACATAGCCGGCTCATGAGTATCGTTCTTTTTTATATCAAATAACATTTTCGGTTTCTTGTATATGGATATATAGGACGGAAAATTAGACGCTTCCAAATACGGAATAATAGATTTTCGTGGAGCGTGTAATAGATTACATATATGTGTTATAGTTGTATCGTCTATCGTTTTTACATCATGTGTTTTTATATTTACAAGATTTACATATTTATTTAATGGTGGCAAATCATAACTAATACGACCATTTGGTTGTATAAAACGGTATGAATGATATACGGGCTGAATACTCCAAAAAGGATATTTGATTTTTACATACGCGCAAAACACTAAATAAATGACAAGAATACATAGTATCAAAATATACAAGTATTCAATCATCACTCATATTACTAAACGCATCTATAAAAAATGATGTATATCAAACCAATTGTTTAGTTATACAGCATATATGGAAGAATGTAGAGAGATACAATCATGACAATCAGATTTGTATTCAAACTTTTTCCGGCAAGATATGAGGCAATAAATGATGACATAATCATCATTCCACTATCGGACAATATCGCTTTGTAAGATACTTCACCCGCATAATCCTTGAATGTATCTAACATACGATTTACACCTTTTGGAACACTGGCAAATAAGAAATAAAATAATACATCATGTATCATTTGAACAATAACCGCAAGAAATGCGAATTTTATAATGGAAAACTCGTCAAATATGGAATAATAGATTGCTCTTACAATGATTAGTCCTATGAATATGATGAGAACATCGGCAATGACAGCCGATAAATTGTATTCAGAATACCATTCTCTCAACACTTTTGATTTTATGATGTGCGTGTTTAGTAATGTGATGACAAACAAGTCGGTAATCAAAGTGGCAGTGAATAATGGCAAATAATCACTTGTGTTGTTGAAATGTGCGATATTTTTAAACATTTTATTTATTTTATTATACACTATGAAAATAATAAAATACTTTTTTACAAAAACATCCCCAATTATATTGGGGTCGTAGGGTGCTGGAAGCAATAACCCCTTATTAGTTGGGCTTCTGTAAAATATATAAATACTGACTTGTATATTGACACTTTACCATATCTACTTTACTATGTAACATGAATCCGGTATTCTTTGCCATAGAGAGAATTGTCTTTTGGGGTTCCATAAATAATTTATGTTCGTTTTGTCGCACACTCTCATTCTCTTTATCTTTAAATGTTTCAACCATTTTTGCGACATCTCCATTAAACTCATAATTACATTTGTAGTCAAACTTGTCAAACTTCACAACACTGTTTGTAATGCGTTTATCAGCATATTTCTGTGGAGAGACTAAATAAATAGGCTTCGCAGCAGGGACAATTGGGTCAAAATTCTCTCTATCCACCAAATGAAGAATGAGAAATCCACCAGGCAATAACCATTCCATACAATTGCTGAAAAATCGTTTCTTGTCTTCTATGTAATAAATCGTAAAATACAAACATGTAATATGCGAATATGAACTTGGCGTGAATAGTAATGTATCCATCACATCACCTTGTCTAAAATCGCCTTCTGGATAATTCTCCTTCGCTTTTTTCACCATTGCTTGAGATATATCTACACCAGTCGCCTTAATCCCCTTTTGTGCGAATGCGGCGACATGGTGTCCGGTTCCGGAGCCAATATCCAAAAGTGTGCTGTTGTCCGGTTCTGGTTCAACTTGTGTAATCTCTCCAATCTCAAAATTGTTTTTTCCAACATTATGCATCAAATCGTCATATACACTTACATAAAAGTCGTCATAGATGTCCTTATCGGTATGAATTACAAATTCTTTTTTAGAAGTGTCTTTAAATCCTTCTTTTGTTATTCTTAACCATTTGGCAATGATTATCAATACGATAACGATTAACAAAACATAACAAACCTTTTGTAAAAGTGTTGAATGATTCCATATCTTTAGTGTTTGTTGTATTGAAATTGTCATTTTATATGTATTCGGTCTATATGTATTAAGTCTATATATTTTTTGTATTTATTTCTATAGTAAGCAATAAACCAATTCATATATGAATGCGAATATAGAAATGATTATGAAATCAAGAGCTATTTCTAATGCAAATGCGAAACTTAAAAATACAAGCGGCGAATGTGCGAATGCGAATGATAGCAGCATTATTCAAAATAACGACATCAAAATTAATGATAGTAGAGAACAACCGGAGTTCAAAGGTATATCCTTTTCTACATTTCAAAAATCAAAAGTGAATAATGAATTACTTTCATGTATTGTTAATTCTAAAATAGAACCCGCATTTTATTGGTCGTCGGAGCTTATATGCGCCGGACACTTTGGCGACTTGTGGGATGTTATACTTTTATATTTATCTAAATACATTCATTTAGGAAATCCAAAATTGCCGATTTATATCGCAAAGAGAATAGAACAATTTAAAATGATTGTTACCAACGGCTATTTAGAAAATGAAATCGCTATGCGAAATAATCAAAAAATCCGAAATTTATTCGCTGAAGTCATTGCGGTTCTATGTCTCTCGCGAAAAAAACACGCTTTTGAAGCAACACGAATTAAGAAGGTGGAAGAATTCAATATGAATTATATGGCATCGCGATTAAAAGCACCTACTGTTGATTTCGCCAACACGATTTTTCAAAAGAATGACCCCAAAGAATTATTTATTGCTATGAATGAATTCGCATACCATATATCTCTCTCGTCTAAGAACGCAACAAGCGCATGTTATTGGTTTGAATGGATTATTGAATATGAAACCATCTGTAAAAATAAAAAAGAATTGTGTATTTGCGAACCGCGCGCATATCCTCTTGTTCCAGATAAATACAAGAAAGACCCGATTTGGATTGTATGGGATGCGATTTTAAAAGAATGTAAAGAGAGAAAAAGCGAAATTACTTTGAAAATTATGAATGCTTTATTAGAAGTGTTTTCTATTAAATTTACTTCTGGTGTGAAACGACGACGACGATTTATTATTTATTTTGCGATTTCTTTATTAACTGACCCGGTTGATTTTTCAATAGAAATGCTGAATACTACGCAAAAAACACAAGTTGAAAAAGTCGTTCAGAAAATAAATGTCGTTTATAAAGATGTCAAAAAAAACGAAATTGTTTTAGAGGAAGAAAACGCAAATATTGTTGGAAATGATGGTATTCAAATTGAGAGAAAGGAAAAAACAAGTTTAGACAAGACGATTGAGAGATTAGAGAAAATGAATGAAATTATGCGTAACAACAACAACACTTTTTAGAAAACACTTTTTAGAAAAAAGTGTCGCAAAAAACACACTTTTTAGAAAAAAGTGTCGCAAAAACACACTTTTTAGAAAAAAGTGTCGCAAAAACACACTTTTTAGAAAAAAGTGTCGCAAAAACAC